ATGACATATTCTTCCATGATGGAATGAATCCGTACTCAACACCTTCAAATGTAAATTTATCTGTAAATTCAGGTTCCCTTGTTGGAATGATCTTTAATAATTCCATAGATAAAGTATTAATAACATCCCTGTTTGCTTTCATCAATAGATCCATTGGTGCACCAGTGATTATGTTAATTAACTTTATTGAGAAGTATTCATCCTCAAATAAATCCTTTACCTTGAATATCTTTACATAATCTCCTATCGTTAAATAATAGGGTAACTTATATTCCTTTCCTTCTAATTCAAATGTTATTTTTTTCATATTATCTTATATTATTAATTGATGTATAGTTATTTCCACCGACAACCCCAATTGCGTAACGTCCTGACGCTTTTATGTTTTTTAATTCCCAATACATTCTCATCATAAGTGCGTCAGATAAATCGGGTGATTTACCCAATATTCTTTTCATCTCATCTTTTGATTGTACACTAACCTTATTATCCTTATCTGTATCTTTTAATTTTATTGCAAGTAACTCCTGTGTTAATTGATCTATTGTTGTTGGATCTAATATGTTTAATGATAACTTACCTTCCCTGAATAGATCTGATAATTTAACATAACACTGACTCTTTAGATTACTGAAATTTAATTTATGTAATGGTGAACTATTATTGACGAAGTTTGTTCCTCTAATCTGATCCGCAACACCTCCACCTACGCCATCACTATCCACAATAATGTTTGATGGATGTATACCGTGTTTCTCAATTAGAGACCTAATTTCGGAGGATAATTCTGTGGTTGATAACTTACTATAGACAAGACATTCCACGACCACCAGTCCAACCCAAACCATCACTACGGATCTATCATCACCAAACCTTGCTACGTCCACTGACATATATTTCTTATCTTGTGGATTTGGTGTCTGTAGGAATATAGAATTTGATATTGAATCAAAGTTGAATAAACTATCTGTGTCATCCATGTAATTCCAATCACCTTCCAATAATCTCTTTTTTTGTTGTGGTGGTAATTCCTTCAACATACCAATATAACTTGGTGGTAGATGTGGATTATCTAATGGGAGTGCTGGTACAAACGCTATATTATCAGGTAATGTCTCATTAACAAATGGTAAATAAAAGTCCTTTTTAATCCAATTGTTGGATGGGTTACAAGTCATTAATACTTTTGGTATTAACTTATATTCATTTAATTTATATCTTATACGGGACTTTAATATTGAATAACATAATGAGGTGATCTGTGTAGCTTCATCTATGAAACAAGCGGATATTTCCATTGAACCAAGAGAATCATAGTTCGGATCTGATGGTTGAAACGCTAAGTCCTTTAATATAATCTCTGATTTATTACTAAATGTGATTACGTTTGACTGACCATTATAGTTAAAATGTTCTCCTGATTTTAGTCCCATCATCTTTAATACATCAAATAGTGTATTGAGTGTGGTTAATTTAAGTTGTTGTAATACCGATCTACCTATTAATGTCCTTACGCCAGGATATTGTAGACAGACAGTAGTAATCCAGACACAACCCAACCAAGACTTTCCGCCACCGGCGGATCCACCATATACAATAATATTCGTCTTATCATCTAATAATAATTTAAAAGTATGTTTTTGTTTATCTGTTGGATTAATCTGTATTTCCATATAAAAAGTTATACGCGGATAGGTCTTCCACATCTTCATTATGACCTACTTCATTATCCCATCTATCTCTATCGTGTTGAATATCACAATCAACTCTTCCTCTATCACATCTTAACATCCAATCTTCTCTTGTCTTATTATGATAGTGATTTATTACTGCAACATCTGATGGTCCATTAGGATTGAATGGTCCGTGGAATTTCTTTCCGTTGGTATCCATTGCTGGTCCGTGTGTGTTATGTGGTAACATCATTCTTTCCCCTGACCTTGCATTGACTAATACCTTGATATGTTCATTTGTGTTACTATTTCTTTTTGGGAACATTTTAAGTAATGAATTACAATATCTATTCTTAAGGTCCATATTACCATACATAAACCAATTCAATCCTATTACATTAGTCTTATCCTTATACTCGTCAATTAGTTCCTTGATGTTGTTATGTTTCTTTAATACAATAAACTCATCACAGTCTATGAACCCAATCCAATCGTATTCTGTATTGTTATGTAATACGTTATTATATAATGGGACCTGTATTGATCTACCATCACATATTTCTTTTTGTAGATATGGTTTCTCTATACTACATCTCCAATCGTTTTGATATAATATAATCTTATCAAATCCTAATTTGTGATTATACTCCAACCATTCTTCTAAGTAATGGTCTTCCCACTTTGCTACACATACGAGTGCTACTTTAGTTGTGGACATACAATATTTTATCAACGTGTATTATCTTCCCTTCAGGGAATCTTGTTAGATATTCTTCAACGAAGTAATAGTCTGCTTGTTCCATATTCTCTTTTAATTCTAATTTCTGTGCGTTGTGTGTTCTTGTCATAAAGTTACCAATATCAATCTTACCAAATTCTATCTCACATTGAATTGGAATATAATTATCATTCGTCCAATTGTGTACCATATTACAGAATACAAAATGTACGTCATCTCTATCTTTAACTGATGATAGAAAGTTCTCTACGAATGTTGGTGCGTAATAGTTATCTTCACCTGTCATTACCACCCATTCTTCTGTTGCTTGTTTCATTCCGATATTACGTGGAGTATGACCCCAATCATTAAATCTAATTTTTGTTGTTGAGAACTTAATCTTATCCTTATGTTCGTCAAAGAACGCAATAATATCTAAGTATCTTTCTTTAACATCTTCAGGAGGACAATCAGCAACAACGTGTATTCTCCAATTGGGATTTGTTTGTGCTACGATTGAACTTATGATTGTGGTTAATAGGTCAACCCTTTTATGTGTGGGTATCACAAATTCTATCTTATCCATTCATTTCATTTTTAATTCTTGCTTCAGCAATCTTTATATATTCTTCTTCCCTCTCAATTCCAATAAAATCAAATCCACCTCGGATTGCTGCTTTACCTGTACTTCCACTTCCTAAGAAACAATCCAATACGGTTCCATTTACAGGGGTTACTAATTTAATTAAGTATAACATTAGTGCTGTGGGTTTGACTGTGGCGTGCGTATTATTTACAACTCCATCATTTGTGCGGTCTTTCTTGGACGCCTTGGGACAATAATAAAACCTACTCGCACCCCCTTTATCAGTTTTACCATCATTTACTTTTGTGTCACCTGTAGATTTAAATCCGTTATATATATTATTAGGACTTGATTGTTGGGTCATACCAACCTTACCTGTACTAACACCTGATTGTTGGTCTAATACTTGTCCCGCTTCCTCATCAAATATAATGTTTGCTGGCCATCTACCTAATCCTTTTGTATTATCCCAATATCCATCATTATATCCACCTTGAAGCATTGCATATTCGTGTGATGATTTTTGTTCTCTTCCTAATACATCATCAGTTCCAATCCTACTTTCATCAATATTAATTCCACCCGTTCCCCATCTTAATACATTCTCCGCCACACTCTTTTCACTTAATGGTTTCCTTGCCATAACGATTGGTTCGTGTGCTGGTTTTAACGCCGTTCCCCATCCTTCCCATTCATTATCATAATTTGGTTTTATATATTCAGGATGGTCGCTTCTTAAATTTTTATTTTCATTTAATCCTATACCTTGTCCTGCTACATTAAATCCTTTATAAACAGGTACATCTTTACCTTGTAGTTTATCCACCGCCTTACCGATGTTATGTGATTTAGGAAACCCACTACCGTACACCCACATAATTTGGTCCCTTATCTCAAAACCTGCGTCCTCAATCCTTACCGCCATTCTGTGATATGTTCTACTACCACTAAACGATAATAGATGACCACCAGGTTTTAGGACCCTTAAACACTCCTTCCATATTTCAACTGATGGAACATCGTAGTCCCATTTTGCGTGCATGAAGGATATTCCGTACGGAGGATCCGTTACTATGCTATCAATTGAATTTTCTTTTAATAGTTTTAATTTCTCTAAACAATCACCGTGTAATAACAATTTCATTAATTCCATATTCTATACATATTTTATCCAACTGTTATCTTTAAACACTTTATCAGGTGTTCCGAACATTTCATTTACCGCTTGATATACTCCAACCAAATGTGGTATCTTATCTGTGTAATCATGACCACCTATTACTCCACCTTTTTTAACAAGTGGTAGATAGTTTTGTATATCTGTCTTAACTCCTTCGTATGTGTGTAATCCGTCAATATAAATAAAATCCCACTCATTGAACTTTAACGCATCATATCCTTCATCTGACGTCATCTTAAGTGTTTTAATATTTGTATAATCTTTAGTCCTATCTAAATAGGTTTCATATACATTATTAAACTCAAATAGATACGAGGTAGGGTCCTTATCATCATAACCTTCCATAAATGGATCTATTGCAGTAACAGAACCGAATGACTGTGCAAATAGAACTGTACTCTCACCAACGAATGAACCAATCTCAATCATTCTCTTATCGGAGTTATCCCCTAACTCTTTTATCAGGTCCAATAAACCTTCTTGTCCTACTTGGTCTCTCATCCAAGTTTGATCTTTATTTGTTGTATGTTTCATATTATAATTTATTCTAATAGTGAGTCAAAAACGAAATTTTACAGGCTTAAAACCAAAAAAAATTAGTCGTTCAAGTTTATGTTTATTGATATTGGTTGACCATTGGATGTTATATCCACCTTCTTAATCTCCAAGCTATGTATCTTCGCAATATCTGCAAGAACTTCTCTTTCAGTACGTTTATTATTGTCTTCACGACAACGATGAAGTAGGTCATATAATTGAGTTAAATGGTTTTCTAATATTTCATCTGAATTTTGTTGGAATCTTTCTTTCATTCTCTTTCTTGCTTCAGACCATAAGTGTTCCGCTTGACGAACTGATACACCAAATTCTTTTGCTGCTTTCTCAGCAAACTCATTATAACCTAAATGTTCGTATAACATCATTTCAAATATCCTTGGCATCCTTGATTCAAATTCCAATTCGTTTGTTTTTCTTCCTTTTTTTGTTTCTTTATTTTCCATATAAATGTATTCTAAATCTTCTCGCCTGTTTATTAACACATGATCTACATCCCCAATCAAAGTCTTCGTTGAATAAGAATTGATATACCTTTTGAATAAAATCCTTCTTATCATCCTTAACTCCAAGTATTGATGTTAGTTCAGAATAAGCTACCTTAATATCTTCCTGTGTAGGTATAAATAGTTCCTCCTCTATTTCAAATGGTAATGGTGGGTTCTCAACTACTACCTCTTTTTGTTTCTTACAAGATGTACATCCACGTTTTTTCTTACTTGGATTCTCTATTGAATTTTGTTTTAACCTCTCCAATCTATCTGTATCGTTAGTCTTCATTCTCTATTGGTGTTATAAAATCTATATTATTGAAGTGATCTATTTCCTCATCTGTTAGTTCCACTATTTCTTCAGGTAATGGTTCAGGTGTTCCCATTATTACTTTTGTCTCCACACGTTTTTTTTTACCACAGTTACACATTACTTATTCATTTTTTTAAATGTATTATGTTTTATTACTTGTTTTGTTTCTCTTACATATCTTGCAATAGATGTTAAAGGTATTTTGGTAT